ATAATATCCGACAATATTAATTAAGGCAGTAGCCTTAAAAATAATATTGGAGGAAACATTATGAAGAAAACAATTGAAGAACTTCCCCTAAAAGATTTAATTGATCAAACTAGGGAGCATTTGAAATCATTAAATTACGCAAAAGATACCATGCGTCATTATGAAAATGCATGGACAGCTCTAAAAAACTATGCCGAAAAGGAAGGTATAGTATACTTTACAACTGAATTTGGCATTAGTTTTTTAAAAGAAAAATATAATATTAACCCTTTTGATACTGGATTAAAAAGCTATCATAGTGTAGTTAGACGTTCTGTAACGGTTCTTAGTGATTTTCAACAACATGGTATTATATTTAAAAGACAACCTACAAAATTGCATAGATGGTCAGATAATTATAGGGATGTTTGTGAAACATTTCTAGATAACTATGTTAATAATAGGCTATCATCTAGGACAGCCCGACAGTTTAGGATGCAATTGGAGAGACTAACCGCATATTTAGAGAAAAATAATATTAATTCTATTGCAGATGTGTCCTCTAGTATTATTGAAGGATATATTTCTACTTATACTGGCTATGCCAAACCAACAATCGCATATGCTTTGTATATTCTTAGATGTTTTTTTAGTTTTGCGTATGAGGCAAATTATACAATAATAGATTTCTCAGTATGCATACCATCAATAAAATTTAATTCCAAATCAACAATTCCATCAGTATTTACTGTAGATGAAATCGAAAGGCTTCTAAAAGCAGTAGATAGAGGTAGTCCATTAGGCAAAAGGGATTATGCCATTCTACTCTTGGCTGTAAGATATGGAATGCGTGTAAGTGAAATTACAAGTCTACAACTAAATAATTTAGACTTTGAATCGCAAAAAATAAGGTATATCCAAAACAAAACAGGTAATCCAATAATTTTAGATATGTTTGAATCTTTAGGCTGGGCACTAATTGATTATCTTAAAAATGCAAGGCCTAAAACAAATAGTACTCATGTTTTTGTTAGACATAATTCTCCATTTGATGCTTTTGGTGAAAATAATAATCTTTCTAGCATTATGAGTAAATATATTTCCTTAGCAAATATCCATGTGCCAAAAGGGAAAAAACAAGGTATCCATACATTAAGACATAGCTTAGCAAGTCATCTTTTAGAGCAAGGTACTCCATTGCATATTATTTCTGAAGCACTAGGTCATTCAGAAATTAATAGCACTACTATATATACAAAAATAGACTTGCCTCAACTATCACTTTGTGCATTGGAGGTACCTCATGAAGCAAAGTAATTATGATCCTAAATTTAACAGTATTCTTTCAAATAACCTATATGATTTTTTAAAATTAAAGCGTTCCCTTGGCTACAAGTATCAAAGTGAAGCCCGTATGCTGCAGCGTATAGATGAGTTTTTGGTTTCAGAGCAACTTGATAAATCAGGGTTATCTGAAGACATTGTATTAAAATGGTCATTGAAACGTGAAACTGAAAGTCAAAAAACACATTTTACAAGGGTAAGTGTTATGAGACAGTTTGCAGTTTATTTAAATAAAAATGGTATTTCAGCTTCACTTCCTCAACAAATTTCAAGGAGTGCATTTTCTAAAACTTTTACTCCGTATATATTTACTAATGAGCAAATAGCTACTTTAATTTCTAATGCTGACAATATGCCTGAAGCTAGGGGACAATCAAAAATAAACATAATATTTCCAGCTGTTTTGAGATTGTTATACTGTTGTGGTCTTAGGATTTCAGAGGCAACTGCTTTACGCATTTTTGACCTTGATTTAAATCGTGGAACCATAACCATTCGAGATAGCAAGAATGATAACAATAGAATAGTTCCCATATCTGACAGTTTGAAAATATATATGATTGATTACTTTAATAAAATTCACCTTATATATACAGATAATGATTTTTTATTCCCTACCAATTTTAAAGAGCAATATAGCCCTAGATGTATTTATGGCTATTTTAGAAAAATACTATGGCAATCAGGTATCTCACATGGTGGACGTGGAAGCGGCCCCAGATTACATGATTTAAGACATACATTTGCTGTTCATTCTCTTCAAAATTGGATAATTCAAGGGAAAGATACCTATATTTTGTTGCCAATTCTTTCTGCATATTTAGGTCATAAAAACATTTATGCCACTGAAAAATATTTGCGTTTAACCTCTGAAATGTATCCAAATATACTTGAAAAAGTAAAAGATACTTGTGGAGAAATCATTCCGGAGGTAATAAATTATGAGGCCAACTGATTTTGCATATCATTTATCAAAATATTTTAGCGCTTATATGCCTGGAGTTTTAGGCCTTAGCTCTAAAACGATAAGTTCCTATCAAGATGCATTTTATATATTTTTACGATATTGTAAAACAGAAAAAAATATTGTTCCAGAGAAACTAACTCTTGATATGCTAAGCCTAAATTTATTAACTGATTTTTTACAATATCTAGAAGATGAAGGTAATAGCATCTCTACAAGAAACCATAGGCTTACTGTTTTACGTTCTTTTTTTAGATATTTACAGTTAGTAGAGCCAAAATATATTTATTTAATGCAACAATTACTGTCCATTAAACATAAAAAATCCAAGAAACCAACTGTAAGCTATCTTACGGTTGATGGAATAAAATTGTTATTGAAACAACCTGAATCAAATACTAAAGCTGGCTATAGGGATCTACTACTTTTGTCAGTTCTATATGAAACTGGGTCTAGAGTAGATGAATTAATCAATATTAAAGTTGGTGATATTAGATTAGAGAATCCCGCTACCATCCTGTTGCATGGCAAAGGCAATAAATCACGCATTGTACCTATATCACAGGAGATGGCATCTTTAATTAGCAATTATTTAAAAAAGGAGAAGCTTAATTCATTCAGTGCTAATTCTAGACTACTCTTTGTTAATCGGTCACAACATCAACTAACTGGTGCAGGAGTTACGTATATATTAAAAAAACATGCTGAAACTGCAAGAACAATCAATCCTGCATTGATACCTAATACTTTATCTCCACACTGTTTTAGACATTCAAAAGCCATGCATCTGCTGCAATCCGGCATAGATTTAATATATATTCGTGATTTCTTAGGGCATGAAAGCCTTAAAACTACAGAAATTTATGCAAAAGTTGATGGCTCAGCAAAAAGGAAAGCTCTTGAAAGTGCTTATAGTAATATCTCATCAACCATAGATGACACTAGTTTCCAAGGTAACTGGAACGATGATACAAGTTTAATGTCTTGGCTAAGAAACACCTGTAAGTAAATATCAAAATATTATGCAAAGTAGTTTCTATCATTTTTCCTATAATATAAGGGGTTTATGGCTCTACTTTGCATAATATTTTACTTTAGATAATGGATTTTATCAAAAGCTTTCGATAATATTCACATCCACTTGGATGGTAGAGACCATACACCAAGGTCCATTAGAAACTTCATGAACATCATTTACTCAAGAAACGACCTTTTATACGATGCCCTACAGATAGAGAGAAGAAGAATGCACTACTGCAAAAAGATGGACCAAAGCCTTGTTGAGAGGATGAACAAGAAAAAGCCAACCACCATGAAGCAGATTGAAGACATCTGGTACCAAGATTACAACGACAGAAGAGAAAGGCACTACCATGAAAGTAGGTACCATTTTTTAAACCTTCACAGCCTTTTTAACGGATGTGGAACGGTTGAACTAAGGGGCTTCAACGGTACCCTTCACGCAGGAAAGATTCGAAGCTACGTTGCCTTAAGCCTTGCAATGAACCATCAAGCCTTGACCCAAAAGAGTGCCAGCAGCAAGAAGCCACAGATTGAAAACCCTAAGTTCTCCATGAGAACCTGGCTTAACCGAATCGGCTTTATCGGAGACGATTTCAAGAACTGCAGAGAGCACCTTTGCAAGCACCTGGATGGAAGTGCAGCTTGGAGATTTCGCACAGCCGCATAGATAAAAAGGTGGCACCTTCAAACCCACCGAGCGGGAGACCGCTCTTAAGGTGGTAGAAGGGTTCCCCGCTTTAAACAAAAGCCCACACAGGCGAAGCTGAGGGGGATAAACCGCTCTTTAAGAAAGGATGAAGTGATGATGAAAGTGGAAAAAAGACTGAGCGTGGCCTATGGGTCCAATCTGAATCTCGGACAAATGGCCATGAGGTGCCCAACGGTTAAGGTCTACGGCAAAGGGGTGCTAAAAGGATACCGCTTACTATTCAAAGGTCAGATGGAAAACGCCTATTGCACCGTTGAGAAAAAACGTGGAGGAAAAGTACCCGTGGTAGTTTGGGAACTTCAGCCTGAAGATGAAAAGGCACTGGACTTTTACGAGGGCTATCCGAGATTTTATGAAAAGGAAGATGTGAAAGTCACACTGGAAGATGGGACGATCATTACAGCTATGGTGTATATTATGACCGATAAGATTCTGGATAGGATCCATCTCAACCTACCAAGTAGAAGTTATCTAGAGACTGTGAAAGAAGGTTATAGGGCTGCCGGTTTTGACGAAGCATATATTGAAGATGCTCTGGCCATCAGTGAAAAAGCCATTAAAAAGTACCCGCCGAGTTTTCTGTAAGCCTTAGAAAATATACATCATTTCTCAAGATAAGACTTGCATTTATGTAGCTTTAGAGTGATATATGGTAGTACCAAAAGCAAACTAAAAGCAAGGAGGTCAAAGAAATGATGATTCAGAAGAAAGACAGGTTTGAAAGCAGGAGCGGTAAGGTTTACGAAATCGCTGGGAAATGGGATCGGGATTTTATCTTGGCACCCATTGAAGAAAACGATGATGAATGCCTTATCTACACCCTCGGTGAGATGGAGGAATTTCTGGAAACAGGATATTTCAAAAGAGTGGGAGGGGAAAAGTGATGAAAGCATTATTCGGTAGAAAAGTGTGTGACCTAGTAGAGCTTAAAGAACTCACTCACCAAGCCATCAAAGAGGGAAAGAAAGGGCAGCCATACACCATCACGAGAGAAGTGATTTTAAAGGATGCAGAGTTCAGAGATTTTGCCCAGGACTTCTTCAAAGATCAGCCTTGGATTTCACATGAAGATGGTGGGATGGACCAAGACGGTAAGATCAGATGCATTAGAGTCGTGAACATAGACACGGGAGAGAGGGTTCTGGTAAATACGGAAGGGTATGATTACCCACGATATACCGGGCTTGAACTTTAAAAACTGAAGAAAGCAAAAAGCAGGCTTAACGGCCTGCTTCTTTGATATAGGCAATACAGTTATTGCAGATGAGCTTTTCCTTGAATTTACGAGTACCTTTTGAATTACCGCAGATTGCACACTGCGGCTCGTACTTGCCAAGGATGATGGTATCCTCACTGGTGAAGATTTCAAGTGGTGATTTCTGGTCGATGCTGAGAGTGTCTCTTAGTTCTTTTGGGATGACGATTCTGCCAAGCTGATCAACTTTCCGAACAATGCCTGTTGATTTCATTTGCACCTCCTAGGTTCTTACTACTATGGTATATGAAAGAAATTACCAATTCAATGGTAGAATTTCCAATTCCAAAAATAAAAATATATCACTTGCTATATCCTGTGTTTAGAGTGATATATGTAAGTACCAAAACGAAGGAGGTATGAAAATGGACCGAAAAAAAATGATCAAACAACTGGGCGAGCACTTTGGCATCAAACCTAAATACCTAAGTGTTCCAAGCTTTGCCTATGAAATCAGAACAGAAAATGAAGTATACACCATTGACAGGCATGGAGATATTACTAGAGGAGATGGAGAGTCCATCACTATGGAAGAAATCCTGAATCCAGAAGTACAGCAAGAGCCAATGGTTGATCAAGAACACAATGATGAAGTGCAGATGAATGAAGTTGAAATTCATGAGGTAGCTCAAAATGCTGAAACAACTAATCCGCTAGAAGAACTTGGTGGAGTTGAAGTTAAACTAAACTTTGAAGAGCACACAGCTGATAGCCTGAAGAATATCATCAACATGCTTTACAGTAAGCAGCGACTTATTATGATGGCTTTTGAAACAGAGGAAGCCTTCATAGATGACGGGTTTGCTGAAGACCTAAACAAGCCAGAGATTAATGATTTAGAGGGACTTAAAGAAGCCTTTGAAGAACTCGGGACAAACAGGTGTCCTGGATTTCAGATTGATTTTGATGAGAAGACATTCACCTTCAAACTTTACAGCTCAAATTTAAATCCAGAGAGAATCAAGGCATTTCAGGATTTATGTGTACTTATTGCTAGATACGGAAGAACCTTAAACCGCGCATCCTACAAACAGGCTCAAGATGACAACCCGAAGTATGCACTCAGAACCTGGCTGATCCGCATTGGAATGAATGGTCCAAAGTACAAGGAAACCAGAAAGACACTACTTAAGCACCTAGAGGGTAGCGGTGCTTTTAGAAAGGTGGATGAAACCGATGAAACCTAAATGCAGACTCATTGGGGAAAACGGGAACATTTTCAATCTCATGGGGATTGTATCACGAACTCTAAAGGAAGCTGGGGAGCCTGAAAAGGCAGATGAGATGGTTAAGCGAATAACTACTGAAGCCAAGAGCTATGATGAGGCACTGGCTATGTTGATGGAGTATGTGGATGCGGAGTAGGAGGTGCGAGGGATGGATCGATTTTTTAGTCAAAAAACTTGTGATCGGTGCGGCGGTAGTTTAGAAGGTGGACGAATCATGTCCATGTTTAATGACCAATGTATCTGCATGAGCTGCAAGAATAAAGAAACCAAAGACCCTGAATACAAAAGAGCAGTAAAAGCGGATCATGAAGAGATTCGAAAAGGGAACTTCAACTATAAAGGAATCCGTGGGAAGTAATCCTTGACTAATCCCTCCTTCAGAGTGATATATGTATATACCAAAACGAAGGAGGCGAAAGGAATGGAGATTTTCTACACTGTAACGATGCAAACGAAAGTGGGTAACAAGCTATACCTCAGCATGTGGGATGGCCACCCAAAATGGACCTTTGATTTTGATAAGGCCTGCTACTGGGACACCGAAGAGATGGCAGAGAAGTTTTCAAAGGAATGGTTCAAAAGCTTTACGGATTGGCGAGTTGAAGAGATTAAAGTCGACATAAACAAAGTGAATTAATAACATTTGGAGCCTGAAATTGGCTCTTTTTCTTTGCAGTAAATGAAGGAGGTGAAAGTTATGGCAGGTAGAGGAAGACCACCAAAACCTACAGCGGTCAAAGAGCTGGAAGGCAACCCTGGAAAGAGACCACTGAATAAGAACGAACCGAAACCGAAACAGATAGCACCCAAGTGCCCGTCATGGCTGGAACCGGATGCCAAGAAAGAATGGAGAAGGCTATCAAAAGAATTGGAAGCCATGGGGCTACTGACTCAAGTGGATATGGCCGCCTTTGCCGGGTACTGTCAGGCCTATGCCAGATGGAAGGAAGCAGAGGAATTCATCTCAAAGCATGGATCCATTCTAAAGACCGCTTCAGGATACATTCAGCAGATTCCTCAAGTGTCCATTGCCCAGCAAAACCTTAAGCAGATGAGAAACTTCTGTTCAGAACTTGGGCTTAGTCCATCGGCCCGAAGCAGACTGAATATTAATAACAGTGGGAACACCATCGAGGGCGATGCCATGGAAGAGCTGCTTTCAAATGTACCGAAGGCTGAGGACATTCTAAAAAAGAGTAAGGACGACTAATTTGAAAGGAGGAGACGCCTATGCCATTTAGTGAAGCTCATGCGAATCACGCCATAAACTTTATCGAACAACTGAAGCTGACCAAAGGCAGATGGGCCGGTCAGCCTTTTAAGTTACTCCCTTGGGAGAAGGATCTGGTGAAGCGTCTCTTTGGAACATTAAGAGAAGATGGTACAAGACAATATAGAACAGCCTATGTGGAGATTGGAAAGAAAAATGGCAAGTCGGAGTTGGGCGCAGCCATTGCATTATATATGCTTCTTGCTGATGGGGAACCTAATGCAGAAGTGTATGTAGCCGCTTGTGACAGGCAACAGGCCAGCATCATTTTTAACACCAGTATGAACTTCGTGGAAGGAAATCCTACTCTTTCAAAAGTGACGAATCTGGTAAGGTCTACCAAGCGAATCGTCTATCCAAAGACAGGAAGCTTCTATCAGGTACTTAGTTCCGATGTTAAATCAAAGTCCGGTATCAATGCTTCTTGCGTTATCCTCGATGAGATTTGGACCTACCCGAATCCCGATCTTGCCAAGATGCTAACCACCGGTTCAGGGGATGCGAGAACCCAGCCGCTCTTTTTATACCTCACCACCGCAGGGAATCAACTCTCTGGCTATGGATGGGAGATGCATCAAAAGGCCAAAGACATATTGGAAGGAAAAAGAATAGATCCGACATTTCTTGCCATCATTTATGGGCTAGAGGACGATGCAGATATTGAAGATGAAAACAACTGGCATAAGGCCAATCCAAGTCTTGGCCATACTATTTCTATAGAGAGGGTCAGGGAGCACTACAATCAAGTCAAAGACGATCCGGCAGATCTCGCCTTGTTTAAACAGCTAAGGCTGAACATGTGGTTAAAACAGGAAATCAAATGGATGCCCATGGATAAGTGGGACCTTTGTAATTTCACTGTAGACCCGGAAGAGCTAAAAGGGCGAGTCTGTTATGGAGGTCTTGACCTGTCATCCACCAGTGACATCACTGCTTTTGTTTTAGTGTTTCCACCGTTAGAAGAGGGAGATAAGTTTCAGGTGCTCCCTTACTTCTGGCTTCCGGAGGAGACCCTTCATCAGCGGGTGAAAAGAGACAGCGTTCCCTATGATATTTGGCATAGACAGGGACTTCTAAATCTTACAGAAGGAAACGTGGTCCACTATGGATTTATCGAAAAGTTCATCGAGCGACTTGGTGAGAAATATAACATCAGAGAAATCGTCTATGACCGGTGGGGTGCTACGCAGATGAGTCAGAACT